GATTTACTTGTAGCGAATTGTGCCGAAATGCTTTCAACGTCTGCTAAGTTCGTATTTTCTGTAATCGTTTGGCCAAATGTACTTTGTTGAGTACTTAAATCAGCAACACCAAAATTTTCTACAATACTACCAAAAAATAACCCAGCTTCTGAATCTACATTACCAACTGTAATAGGTTCTGTAATTGATTGTACAAAAGCCCAAGCCTGTGTATTACTATCTGCTACGCCAACATTTTCAGTTAAAGTAAATGTATATGAATTACCACCCAATCCAGCAAACGTAGGTTGAGCAAATGCTGCATATCCAAACATTTATAGCACCAACCAACGAGATCCAGAAGGTATAGTCACAGCTGCACCAGCAGCTACAGTTACAGGGCCTACCGCAATAGCATTAGATCCACTTGGTATAGAATAGTTTGTGCTTACGGTATAGCTATTTACCAACATACCATTTGATGCTTCTACGTTTGGCGCAGTTAAAGTACCTGTTGATGGAACAAATTTTAACTTAGTACTTGTAACACTAACCCCTGATACTGAGCCTGATGTAGCACTTGTAAATGTCGGATATAATGCACTTGATGTAGATGTATCATTAGTAATAGTTATGCCCGAAGATGAAGCTGCCCATGAAGCTGTTGTACCGTTAGAAGTTAATACATATCCGTTTGTACCAATACCTAATCTTGTAGCGCTATTAGTGCCGTTACCAAGTATTAAATCACCAGCAGTTGTAATAGGACTTAATGCATTAAACGCAGCGGAAGCTGTAGTTTGTCCTGTACCGCCAGAAGCAATCGGTAATGTGCCTGTAGTTAAAGCTGTAGTTGATGTTGCATATACTGCACCACCTGATGTGAAGCTTGTTAATCCTGTACCACCATATCCTGTACCTAGTAAACCCGCTACTATAACTGCACCTTGTGTAGCTGTTGATGGAGTTAACCCTGTAGAACCAAAACTAATAGATGTTACACCAACACTCGTAGCTGCAGTCCATTGAGGTCCAGTACCTGAAGATGTTAGAACATATCCATTTGTACCAATACCTAGTTTAGATAAAGTATTTGTAGCACTTGCATAAATAATATCGCCTGTTGTATATGTAGCTAATCCTGTACCACCTGATGTAGCACCTAAAGTTCCAGCTAAAGTAACTGCGCCTGTTGTAGCTGTACTTGGTGTTAATCCACTTAATGATGTTTGGAATGAGCTAACTAAAGAACTAGATACGGTTGCCCATGATGGAGCTGAACCTGTATTACCTACTAAAACTTGGCCTGTAGTTCCTGCTGCTGTAACACCTAATGCAGATGTACCATTACCATATAAAACACCATTAGCTGTAAATGTAGTAGCTGCGGTACCACCTGCAGCAATAGGTAATGTACCCGCTGCTAAAGCTGAACTTGATGTTGAATAAAGAGCATTGTTGGCTGCTGTAAATGTAGTTAATCCAGTACCACCATAACCTGAAGCAATAGTATTGCCTTGATAGGTAGCATTTGTAATTGTAGCAGTACCAAAGTTTGCGGTGCTTGTACTAAAATCATAAGATGCTGGAATTAAAGCATATTTACCCCATGATCCGGCAGAGGTTGAATTATCTTCTACAAAAATATATGAATAAGCACCAGAAGGAACTGTATCAATCGTTGCTGAAGCATTATCAACAATAGTAACTGTGCCTGATGAATCATTGTCAAAGGTAAATCCTTGACCATTAGCTAACGTCGTTGCATTTGGTAATTGAATAATTTGTGTTGTAGAGCCACTAATTCTTTGATAATAAGCAGAGGCTACTGTAAGTACTGTAGTGCCCCCAGAAGCTGTGATGACATTGTATCCAGCTAAAAAGTTATTAGTTACAATATTAGAATTAGCATCACGGATAACCACAGAGTTAGCACCAGATGAAGATGTAACGCCTGTACCACCATAAGCAACACCTATAGTTGAACCTTGCCATGTACCAGATGAAATCGTACCTAGTGCAGATACGTTACCTGAACCATCTAAATTTACTGATTTTTCTGAAGGATATGTAACAAAAACGTTGACTGTGCCAGAGAAGGTGACAGCACTACCTGAATTACTTGAAGCTAAGATTGTTGTACGCGTTAATGTAGGGCCAGTTGTAGAATAAGTACCAACACCTACTTCCCAATTACCCGATGCATCAGTTGCAGCATAATAGGTTGTATTTCCGTTACCAATGACGGCAAAAGATTGAAACCCAGTAACTGTTGAAGTTAGGGTAAAGCTGACTGTGGTATTGGCCGTACCCTGTTGCTGGACACGATCATTTAACGCAAGAGCCATTTAAGACTCCTTAGCTAGTTGCAGTTGTAGAGTATGTAACGCTTACTGTATCGCCAGCTGTTGTAACTTTAGCAGTTGCAAAATTACCTTCACTATATAATGTACCAGCTGTAGAACTTTGTGTACTTACAGCACCTGAACCTGTTACTAAGAAACAACCATAAACTGTACCACCTGCACCTGTAATAGTGTAAGTAATCGCAGTTGCTGTTGAAGTTGTTACGTTAGAAGGTGTAGTACCTGTTGATGATGAAGCTGCAAATACTGCTGTACCACGCACTGCTGAACCACCTACTGTATAGTTAGTAAATTCCTTACCACCACCAACCAATGTTGTCATAGTGTCAGTCGCTGCTGGAGTTAAAGAAGCATTTGTAAGACCTAAGAATGGTCCAACTGTTGTATATGTACCTGATGTACGTAGTAATGTATCTAATAATAATTGTTTACCAACTGCAACAACTAAGTTAGGAAATTTTTCTTCCCATTTTAAATTGCCATCTTTATCGTGGCATACAACGTGATAGTGTCCTTCAACACCTAATGTTTCATTGGAAGTAGCTCCCGCATTTAACGTAATAGATGCAAAGTCGCCAAATCCGCCTTTTTCGTTTTGATTCATAATATACTCCTAAGAAAATCGTATTACTGCATTCGATGCATCGTCTGCAGGGAAAGTTACTGTAAATGAGTTAGTGCAAGTCTTATCAGACCCAAAGTTTAACACACAAACAGCAGCTCCGGTTGTACTATTGTAGATTAGTGCCCCTCTACAAGTAAATGAAGCTGGACTCCAAGTTACATTATTAAAAGACACATAAGCGGTGTTTGCAGTTGTGTTTGATGCAGGTGCAATAGGAACTAATGCCTTACCCCCTGCTGTATATCCTGTACCTGTTACTTCATTAGTTGTTGTATAAATTGTTGTCGAATTATCTAAGTTAGCATTCGCGTTATACAAAGCAATTTTATATGTATATGGTGATGTATTGGAAAAGTTCTCCAACCCATTTAAGCAGTTTTGCTTGAATATAGTAGTAAGTCCTTGAGCTATAGCCATTATGGATTAACCTTAATTTTAGCCTGACCATCACGGTATGCATCGCCTCTTTCAAGACCTGTACCAAGACGGTTAAGTTGAGCAACTGCTTCTTGATATTTAGTTTCGTAATATCCAACTAAATCGGCTTCGCCCTTCATAAAGAGCATCGCTTCACGCATAGCGCCGTAGAATAATACTGGATCATAGTTATCACCTAACCATGATGTACCTAGTGCGTTAGAAACTGCAGCTACTGGAATAGCAAATCCTGAACCTGAACCACCTACAGATGATGCACTAACAGATAATATATCTCCTACAACATAGAAGTTACCACCAAATTTTAATGTGCATGATGTGACAATACCACCACTTACTACGATATCTGCGGACGCACCTGAACCAGAACCACCTGTTAGTGGTACATTCTGATATACACCGTTCGTATAGAGTGATCCACTTGTAAGTGTACCAAATGCTGAAACCTGACCTTGTACAATGGTCGGTGGGTAATAATAGTAGTGCATTTCTACACTATAAGCTGAATCCGGCGTAGGCCCTACAATAAGAGACATTTCATTAACGTCTGTAAATTGAGAACCAAATAATGCATAGTATCTAGGTAATCCTGTTTTAGTAGGGTTTGGATATGCCTCACGAATAAAGTTAACGTCTTTATTTAATAGATAAGTGTAATTACCAGAACTATCTACAACTGCAAAAGAATAATTAGATAACCAATCATTAGGTAGTGACACATATTGATTACCTGAAGTCATAGTGCCCGTTACATTTTTACGTAAAGATGGGATTTGAACTGAGTTATATATACGATCTTCAGCCTCCTGCACAAAGACAGGAATATTCGCCACAAACAATGCTTCTGTGTTTTCGGCGTACGCTTGAATCGAGTTATATAACGTTTCGTAATTCATTAAGCCATCTTACCGCTAATTTTTTTACCTTTAGTCGCTGCACCGTAACCGCGCATTTCACCTGTACCATGTGGATTAACACCTTTGTAATTGCCTTTATTAGTACCACCAACAGCAATGTTATATTCTGTCATTGGGTTACCTGACAATTCAATAGCTGTATCTGGTGATGCATGTGCATTTGGCATTGGTTGTTTATATACACCAATATCGTTATCGCTACCACCTGTAGGATATGTAAATCCAGTATAAGTACTTGCAGGTTTATTTTCTTTTGCATGTCCTAAAGCATGGAATTCGTTTGCTGTTTCTGTAGCTGGAAAGTCATTCTTAGCCATATTATCTTCCTCTTGATGAACCTTTTTGATTAGCTACACGAGCTAAATTACGACCCATCTTCTTCATATCTAATGAAGTTGGACCACCTTTTTTAAGTTTAGCTAGGTTAGTACCTTTGCTACCTTTGTGTTCTTGCTGATCGTGCATTTTGAAAGCTTTTTTAATGAGCTTCTTATCTGCAGCTAAATCGGCCTTATCGTGTTGTTCTGCCATTTTAATACTCCTTATGTTGTAGATATTGTTACTGTACCAACTTGTGTGATGCATATCAAGTTATTTGGTGTTAAACCCGTATCATTTGCTCTTGCACCACCTACAGGATTCCAACCCCATTGAAAGATTCTACTACCTGCTTCTGGGTAACCAAATTCGTCTTGGTTATTTACGTTTGGATCATATAAATTAGTTAGCACTCCACTTTGCCCTGATACATAGTAAGACACGTCCGGACGCGGTTCCTCAACAGCTTGTGGGTCTTGCACAGGATACATCCCAAGTTGCAACTGCGGTTGATCGGGGTCAAAGCAGGTCTTACATACTTTAATTCTATAGGGTTTAGTCTTTAAAATTTGTATTCTTAATTCATGCAATTTATATCGTTGTGCGCATCTATCGCATTCAGCAATTGCATGTTTTCCTGATGCATATTTAATCGGCATTATCTATCTCGTATTTATTATGTTTTTTAATATTCTCTATGC